CAGGAGAGTTTCAATCTCCGCATCAGAGAGAACCGGGATCATGGCATCCGGTGTCTGGTTAAAGCTGTTAGTCGCAATAGACTGTATCATCATCAAGCTCCTCCCAGCACACACCTTCCTGCGAATGCCTTAGCATTACTTCACTACGGCTAACACGCTTACCTCGCTTGGCAAACGTCAGGCAAAAGTTTCCGTTCCTTGGTTTCAGTAAGCATACTGCCCTGGCCCAGTTAACCAGTTCCGCACTGCCAAACATGTCGTAACTCTGCCAGCTCCCTGCGTACTCGTGTTCCCGTGGTTTTGTTGTGTGATGAATAATCATCCATATCACCCCGGTCCTGGCGCTGATAGGGTTCAGGCCTTCACGCAAAAACTTACTGCAAACCTCCTGGGAACAAACATCACCTCCGATATATGAGAACAATGGATCTATCCAGCAGATGTCCGGTTTATGTTTATCTATAATCTTCTCCAGCATCCCAATAAACCTTTGCCCGGCAAACGCAGTGCAGTGGATGATGCTGATGTTTTTATCCAGCAACTCAGGCTCATCTATCCCTAAGCCGGCTTCTACACCAAGAACCTCTTCAGCCAGGTCCCCCTTATCATTTTCTGCCTGTATGATTAAAGACTTTAGCGGTTTAGAGCAGTTAACACCGAAAGCAGGCTTACCAGTCGCCCAAAGCATTGCCATCTGCATTGCCAGCGCTGACTTGCCGATACCGGATGGACCGGAAAGAACACATGAGGAGCCGGCGCAAAGCCACCTGCTACCGAGCAAGGAGGTGAAGTCGCCTCGGTCCAGGTATCTCCTCAAGTGGGATAACTTAATGGTTGGGCCGGCCGTAAGGCTTTCCATGTGTTCAATCCAGCCATCCCAATCAGTTAAACCGATTTTAATGGCTAATAAATCCTGTGTCTTCCCGTTGCGGCCGGCTCCCGGCAGCCTGGACAACCTCCCTGGGTTCTTATTCTTCGTATCGAGGTTATAGTTTGAAAAGTAATCATAAACCATATCCACACGCTCATCATATTCATCGCGTGTCATTGCATCGACCCGCACCCAGGCGTGTAGGCTTTTTCCTCCGCTATATATCACGGCCGTAACCGGCAACTTGCTCTGCTCAATTAACAACCACTGGGTCTTAATTGGTTCATCATCAAATTCCACCAGGCAATGTCTAAAGCAGGTAACATCCACATCCTTAATGCCGCCATCCAACGGATTGATAGCGATAAACGTCCCATTGTCGTCCAGCTCAAGAATCTCAGGGTATTCAGCCAGCTCCTCGCATGAATGCAGGATGCCTACACCCTGGGGCCGACCATCAGAGCTGTTCCCCCTACAAACACGAATACGCTCCCCCTCAGAGAACGCAGCCCTAACAAGTTTGGCTATCGGTTCCTGTTTGGGGGAGGGCATTCGGTTCCTTGTCGGCGCTAACTCGATTGGCTTATAGTTTCGGGAGGTAGCGGGTTCCCTGGCCGCACGAGTGTATGCACTTTCAATTGTCCCGGCTAACTCAGCCGGACGAAGGCCGGAGCTGGCTCCTGATGGAGCCAGTAAATTATATGCCTCACCGCTACTCACACCGGAATCTCGTAATTGACAGGCTGCATTAAACAACTCCTCATTGCGATTACCCCTGGAAGCGCCGTTGGAAATGAAATCAGCGGTTCGGGAAGGTATCATTTCTGTTGGGCCTTCTATATCCAGCTAACGCATTAAGTTGTGCATCAACTGCTATATCCAGAATAGTACACTCCTTGCAGAGCGGCTCCTTAAACTCCATGTCATACCACCGGCAAAGGCGCTTGTGGCCACAAATGCCACAAGGCCGATGCACGGGGATAAGGAAAGACTTTATTCCCTTTGACTGTATGAAACCCACAACGCTCATTGTATCAGAAAGGTTCTGCTACACTGAAACGCTTTACAGTATTTCTTTGCTTATTGTTGTACTCCTCAACCTCGACATCACAGGATACTTTCTTCCCTACAAGGTTGCTGGTTACATACTCATCGTTAATGTCCATCTTCTCGCCCACAGTAACTTCACATTCAGCGGCCTTGAGTAATGACTTTATTTTCCAACCGGCTGCGGGTGAAAAATAGAGCTTAGTCCATATACGACGACTTTCATTCACTTCACGCAACGCTAGTTCCATGAAATCTGTTCCACCTTGAGACTGGCCAAATTCTGCACCTAGAATCTCAAAGTTATATTTTCCCTCTGCTAGGGGCTCCCTGGAGACTTGCTCCTTATCTTCTGGTAATACGATGCTAGGCATCCCTTTTTCCCTTTCTTAGATATGTTGTTGTTTTGTTTTCCCCGACTGCCTTTTTCACAAGGATGTAACCGGACGGCAACTCACCGTCACGGGCCGCAGCAAGGGCGTTTCTCTTAACACCTTCAGCCCAGGCAGCGGCCTTGGCCGCCGCATCGAGCTTCTTGCCCATATCCTCACAGTCGAAATCTTCTTTAATAATTATTTTAACCATTTCAGTAAGCTCCGAGCACTCTCCACGCCGCGCACACCAATTGCAGTAATCGCACGGAGTTTCTTTCTTATTCGGGTTCTTGACGGAATCAACGATGTGAAAGACAACATCTTCTGCCTCTTTCCTGGTAATCGTGTAAACATCCGCCTCCTTGTACTTACTATAAACCAGATGCACCTCGCATTTGCCCTCATTATACTTCTGCATGAGGCCTAACGCATAGAAAGCCATTTGCGGCTTATAATCGCGCTTCTGTCCTGTCTTTAAGTCAAATAGTCTTACCATTAAAAATCCTCTTCAAAGGCAGCAGATAACCCCTGCTGCTCATCTGGTCCCCACCATTAACCACCTTTGCCCCGGTACAGAGCTCCCTGAGCTTGTCCTGGCTCAATATAAAATACATTCCGTCATCCAGGTGGAACGTCCACCAATCCGCAGTGGTAGTGTTAATCCCGCTGGGGTTTCCCTTACTCTCGAACTCAACGAACAGGTTGCCAGTGGTTAGGGCCTTCCTATCAGACTTCACCTCATGGAAGCCGGTAAGCATCTTGGCCACTAACCGCTCGCACTCCTTTCCATACCGCAGGTCTATATCAAACTGCGGATTATAGCCGTCAGGTATATTAACCATCTAATTTCACTTCACTCTTAGTTTCTATCCATACCCTGGCACCACACTTCAGCGGCTTATCGGGGCTATACACTACGCGACACGGGCCGAGGATCTCGGCCTCGTGTGCGTAGCTATTGTCTTTGTATGTTTTAACGGTCAGCACCGGCTCGCGGGCACCCGTCTTCTGGTTGCTCTTAATCTTGTGTTGATTAACGTGAATTATTCTTTTCATTAGGCGTGCCCAACTGACCTAAGCTCGGCATAACCCCAGAGTGCCTCGTAAGATATACTCAGTCTGTAACGCGTGTTCTTAGGCCACATTTCAATGTGGCTCGGGTGAAACTGTATGCAGAGATTTCTTTTCTTACCTGCATCATTAACCTGCACGCAGGTTTCCCGTGAAAGCGGTTTTTTAATCTTAGTAGGCATATCAGTTCAGCTCCAGGTTTCCAGTCATCAGCTTGTTAAGCTGTTCCTTGATTAATTCAGGTAACACCGTGTGAATGTTAAGGGTGTGCTTATGCTGCACCTTAACCTCGCCGCAGAAGGCCAGGTTGTCGCAAACAAATGGAGCTTCAGCCAACAGGAAGCCGGCCCGGAACTTCATCCGGTTACTATTCCTTAATCCAATCACATAGCGGCTATCATGTTCCTCGCGAAACATGTCCTCAGTGAAACCAGCTCCCGGAAGGCCCTTCAGAATCATATCTATGAACTCATTGCTTCTATTCGCAATCCGGTTCAAAACAGAGAAGTCACTTGCGGCTCTACCCATCTTCTTCTGATTAACATGAGTGAAGGCCTGCACCAGACGGTTGGCATCCCATTTACCCTGAAACAGTTCCCTCTGAGCATCACTCTCACTCCTCATATACTCATCAGTTACAGGCTTGAGCATTGTTGCAGGCATAACACCGTCCCTGACGGCATCAACCAGATTACAGCAAGCATCCCCCCAACTATAAGGAGTCCTAAGACGGTCCTTTACGTTTTCCATGTACGGCAGCTCAACATCCTTCGGCAGCTCTATAAGGCCGAACATGTCCTCACCATCCGGGGTAAGGCCGTACTGGCCTGCACCTGATTCAATTCCAAGGTCACTCAGGCATTGCCTGGTCATATCTATGAAGTCACCGTGTTCCAGTGGTTCATGTGTTGGGCTCTTCGCAGTGGCCCTTACAGCTTTAACTGTCTTTTCTGTGACGGGGGTAGCCCCGCAATGTAACATTAATCCCATACTCTATTTCTCCAGTTCATGTGCATCGGCGTGGCCGAAGCTAATTTCTGTTTTACTGTCTCTATCTTTTACACTAATCAATTCCTCAACAATTACCCCTCCAGGCACCTTCCTCTTTGCTGTGATATAGGCAAAAGCCCATAGCATCTCTTCCATATCCTCACCCTGCAGCGAGTGAGGCATCCCAAGACCCTCCAGAGCCGCACCGAGGCATTCATGTATTATCGTACCTCTCTCCGCAGCCGGTGAGCTAACAGAGTCGGACTTGTAACTGGCACACTGCAGCAAGGCAGGTGCGCTTGAAGGGGGTAAATCCTTATGATGCTGCATGAGCCTCAACCTTGGCTTTGAAGTCATCAAACTTACTGGCCACCTTCTTATTATTGGCGGCACTAAGGTTCTGCCATGTCTGGCCTTCCTTAATATATTTAATACTCTTCAGGTACTCATTAACCTTGTCAGCATTTACAATGAAGTATTCCTCAAGCGGAGCCGGCTTACCGTCTGCGGCCGCACCGTCGTCATCCTTAACAGGAAGGCCCAGGATCCCCATGTAGGCATACCTGCGAGCGTAAGTAAGGGCACTGCCCATATCCTGGCTCCCCCTCTTGCCTGCGGGTTCTACAGGCAGAGAACCGCTAATGCTCTGTCCACTTGTATGGCCAAGGATGGTATCCAGTATAACCGTACCATCCTGCCTTACCCTGGTAGGCTGAATAACGCACAACCCATTCTTCTCAAGAGGCCCCTGGGCTGAGTCAACAATTGCGGCAATATCCGCATACTTATATCCATAACCCTGTTTAGTCTTTATAGCCGCTTCAAGTTCACCTTGAAACTTACTCAATGCTGTAAACAGTTTATCAAACTTACTCTCTTCGTTTTTTTCTTCCATACTCTTTATTCCGTTGGTGGGTAAACCGCTTTAACTAACTCAATCCAATCATCGGCTCTCATAGTAATCAGCGGCTCTGTTCTGTTCTTCCGGTGATAAATCACGGGAACCTTTGGAGACTCTTTTACGGCCTGCTCCATAGCCTTATGTAAATTCAATGCTTCCCGCAGCTTCACCTCTATATGATAAGGAATCCCTGCTATCACATCAGGACTGTCAGCAGTCCCCTTAAACTGTTGGCCTCTGCGTGCGGTGTAACCGAACCTCCGCAGCCAGTGTACGCATTCCAATTCTCCACGCTTACCCTTCTGCCTTGAGTTCATTGTAGTCCTCCGGTTCCAGCTTCTTCTTGATAGCTTCTATATCCGTCTCTAAACCCCCCAGCTCTGCGGCGATTTCCACGCCTCCTTGCCAGAAGAACCACACTGCCGAGCTTACATCCGTTATCTTCGCATTCTTCACCCGGACCTTGTAACCCGCTACCACCCGGCCCCTCACAATCAGGCCATGCCGCTGGAACACCCGGTAATCCTCGAAAGCTACGAGAATCAGGTCTACCATTAGTTCTCTTATATTCTCTTCTACCATCTACCAACATATCGCGGTCCTCTTCCTTCATGCGTCCAACCATCCTCGTCTTTCCTAGCCTTAACCATCATCGGCTTACCTGTAGTCAGGTACGGCCGATAATTTTCATTACTCCTAACTCTAACCACATAGCTCTCACCTTCATCATCCTCACAATGTATTATCCGCTTATTAATGAAATTAGCCCTGGTAACATGCAGGGTGCGGTATTCCTTGTCCTTAAAGTAAAATCCCTCTGGTATTTCTCTTAACCCAAGTTTCTCCTCAATAACCTCTATACCCGCTGCGGTGTATTCTATCTTGCCCTTTACCTTGCCCCAGTCACTGCCTTCCTTCATCTCCTTACGGAAACCACGGAGCACACTCCTTGGTACTCCAAGTTTCTCAGCCAGTTCCTTTTCGTTAGTCGTCATAAACTCAATATCTTTCCTACAATCCACAAGCACGCTGCCAGGACTATTAGTGCCAACACAAAGCTCTCAGTTTCTGCTCGCATCAAATTCATCCTCTTCCCCAAACTCCTCGACAAACACCGGAGTAGTAGGCCCAACAAAGGAACCTATGATATTAAAGTTAAAATGTTCTGTAGCCTCATCAGGACTTAAACCGTCTTTAATTAGCTTGTTGATTACTGCATCGTAATCGTAGGCAATACGCGGTTCATGGCCGTAACAGTGACAGATGCCCACAATCGCATCGTCCCAGTCCTCCTGGGGGTCTAAAGCCATACAGTCAGGGTAGACCTCGGCTATGAGTTCAACGGTCAACATTTGGTGAAATTTTTTCTACGGGGGAATCATTTTGATACGGAGGAGGGTGCGGCTTCGCCGACCCCCCCCGCCCCCCTTCGGCCGACTCTTTAGATTTACATGCGGCCGGGGCTTCAGCTCTCTGAGCTGGAGTGATACCCTCTTTTATAGACTCTTTATTCTCTTTTAACTCTGCAGGCCCTTCCTCAGGCCCTACATCAACTGCAGCCTCCTTTTCTTTGGCCGCAGCCAGCATGTCAGTGAGCATCTGTTTAAGCTCTGCAG